CACCTGACCTCTACGCCAACATGCTAAATCAGGTCGGTAGAGAGTTTGGTAACGCTATGCTCGTCGTAGAAAATAACTCCATTGGTTACACCGTCATAGATAAATTAGTAGAGTACGGCTACCCCAATCTCTATTACTCTATCAAGTCCACACACGAATACATTGACCAACACCTTGGCGAACACAAGTCGGGAGCAATTGCTGGTTTCTCAACTACAAGCAAGACCAGACCTCTCATCGTAGCCAAGTTAGAAGAGTTTATGAGAAACAAACTAGTTAAGACGTATTCTTCGCGTTTGGCAAACGAGTTCCGCACTTTTATTTGGTACAACGGGAAGCCACAAGCTATGAGGGGTTACAATGACGACTTGGTAATGGCTCTTGCGATTTGTTGCTGGGTTAGAGACACAGCCCTTCAATCAAACGCCCGAGACCTCAACTACCAGAAGGCATTCGTAGACGCCATCATGACTTCGAGAACAACCCTAAACACGCAGATAAAAGGACAAATTGGCTACACAGGCGAAGACACAACTAGTAAAATGAACGAAGCAAAAAAATTATATTCCCAATACATGTGGATAATTAAGTGAGAAAATAAATGGCACCCCGAAACCCAAAACAAGGCAACAACCCAGCGAATAGAAATTCCCAGTTATTCAGGTCTCTTACTCGGTTGTTCTCTGGTCCTATTATCAACTATCGCTCCGAGTCTGGTCGTAAGATTCGTAGACAGCACCTTGACAAGTATTCTACAAGATTCAAGTCAGCGTCAGGGCAGCAGTTTAAGAAACAATCCTACAACCCACTAGACACAATCGCTGCAAATGCTATCGCAAACCAGCGTCGCTCAGAACGCTACATTGACTTTGACCAAATGGAGTACATGCCTGAATTAGCGTCTGCTCTTGACATCTACGCAGACGAGATGACCACATTCTCTGCTCTTTCTCCGATGCTAAACGTCAAGTGTCGCAATGACGAAATCAAAGCTGTTCTCAACATTCTTTATCACAACATCATGAACGTAGAGCACAATCTCTTTGGTTGGTGCCGCACAATGTGTAAGTATGGTGACTTCATTCTCTATCTTGATATTGATGACGAGATTGGGATTAAATCTACAATCGCTCTTCCCCTACAAGAAGTTGAGAGACTAGAGGGCATGGACGCTACAAACCCCAACTATGTCCAGTACCAGTGGAACTCCGCAGGAATGACCTTTGAGAACTGGCAGGTTGCCCACTTCCGCATTCTTGGAAACGACAAGTATTCACCCTACGGCACATCTGTCCTAGAGCCAGCACGACGCATCTGGCGTCAGTTGACCTTAATGGAAGACGCAATGATGGCTTACCGCATTGTTCGCTCTTCAGAACGCAAGGTGTTCAAGATTGACGTTGGCGCTATTCCTCCACAAGAAGTCGAGCAATACATGCAGAAGATTGTGTCCCAGTTGAAGAGACACACAATTGTTGATAAAGACACAGGTCGCATTGATCTTCGTTACAACCCACTATCAATCGAAGAAGACTACTACATTCCTGTCCGTGCTGGTTCTGTAACCGATATTCAAAACATTGCTGGTGGTCAGAACACAACACAAATTGACGACATCAAGTATCTCCGCGACAAAATGTTCTCCGCTATCAAGATCCCACAGGCTTATCTCACAATGGGCGAGGGAGCACAGGAAGATAAGACTACACTAGCGACCAAGGACATTCGTTTTGCTCGCACCATTCAGCGCCTACAACGTTCTGTTATCCACGAACTAGAAAAGGTTGGAATTATCCACCTCTACACACTTGGCTACAGAGGCGAAGATCTTATGAACTTCAAACTCGCTCTCAACAACCCAAGCAAGATTGCGGAACTACAGGAACTAGAACACTGGAAGACCAAGTTTGACATTGCTGCCGCAGCAACAGAAGGCTACTTCTCACGTCGTTGGGTTGCCGACAACATTTTCGGAATGTCTCACGAAGAGTTCCTACGCAACCAGCGCGAAATGTTCTACGACCGCAAGCACGACACAGCCCTTGAGGGCGTTGCCGAAGCAGCCGCAGGCGGCGGCGGTGGAGAAGGCGGAGGTGGTCTTGATCTCGGCGGTGGTGACGAAGGCGGTGGCTTAGACCTCGGTGGAGGCGACGAAGGTGGCGGTCTTGATCTAGGCGGCGACGAAGGTGGTGGTGAAGAAGCAGGAGGCGGCGAAGAGTCCGCGCTCCTAGCAGCACCTCCCGGCTCTCGTCCTTCACCGCGTCTAGCTCCAAGCAAAGAAAAGAGAGCTAGAAAAGGAAACGTTTACACTAAGTCAAACTGGAAGGGCGCTAAATACCAACAGGTAGCAACCGATAAGCGACCCGCAGGTGCTAGAACAAGAAACTACAGCAGTGTTTCAACACCCGAAATGAACACCTACAGAACTAACAACCTTGGCGCTTCAGAACTAAGATCACTAGCCAGAGGCATTTATGAGGAGCAAGACCCTATTTACCTCAGAGAACAGGAAGAGGAAACCTCTCTTCTTGAAGTAAACAACTCAGTCAAGATGCTAATTGAATCTTTGGAGAACAAGGTTACGGAGACCAACAATGAAGAATAAACATAATAAGAAGAGGAACACAGCCTTCGTTTTTGAAGCCCTCGCCCGCGAAGCAACAACCGCAATTATCAAGGGCGATCAGGAACGGAAAGCAAAAGTTGTCTCTATCGTTCGCAAACACTTTACAGGCGACTCTCTTCTAAAGAAAGACCTTGAGTGCTATCGCTCACTTTACGAAAACCAAGATCTTGACGAGAACACAAGTCAAAAGATTCTTGAAGCAGTAATGGCGGCAAAGCGCCTCATCGATCCCGATGGTCTTTTCAAGCAGCAAACCGAAGTCATTAACGACATCAACAAGGAACTAACTCCTGCTACTTTCAACAACTTTGTTCCCAATTACAAGTCTCTCGCTACTATCGCGAAAATGTTCAACACTGACTCACCAAAGCAAAAGGTAATGCTTGAGTCAAAGATCCTTGAAGGAATGGTAGGCAAACTACAGGAGCAGAACCTTGAACCACTTGACTCACTTACATTCGTGACTTTCACCAAGAAGTTCAACGAGAAATACAACGGCTCTTTGCTCCGAGAACAAAAAGAACTACTCAACCACTACATTTCTTCTTTCTCTCACGACGAACTTGAGACCAAGATTTATCTCAACAGAGAACTCGGCAGACTAAAGCAGTCTCTATCAGAGGCAGTCAAGGTAGAAGAGATCGCTAACGATCCAGAAATGGTCAAGAAGACCAGCGCTGTCAAAGAACGTCTTGAGAGCCTATCTGGAGAAACAAGTTTAAATGAAACAACCCTGTTGACTATCCTAAAGACACAGGAACTCGTAAAGGAAATCTACGACGATGGCAGTAACAGTTAGAATTGTTCCAATCCCAGAGCCGGTCAAGGTTACAATCAAACCAAAGACCCCTCCTCCTACCGTAACCTTAGAACTAAACATTCGTAAGTCCCTAAGCGGAGATCTAATGATCTTTGACCACGGAGACATCGACATCGTTTTATCTGGAAAGGACAAGAAGATTACTGCGTTCCCTAAGCAGACACAGACTGATTTCACCTACGGCGCACAGAACCGCCTATTCAATCATCTTGCTAGAAAGGGCATCGTCATTCCTGAGTCCATTCAGGGTGGCTCATTCTACGGCGCTATGGAAGCGCAACTACAAGAAGCAGCAGACGGCAAACTAAATGCCGCCAAGTTTGCGCTTGTAAGCATCGAGAAATTCATTAAAGAAGAGAAGCCCTACTACGATAATGTAGAGGCAGTTGTGGCTGGTGTTGAGGACGAATACACTGATCCCGACAAGACCGACTCTACCGAACTTGGCGAAGTCCCACATCACGACGAGCAAGGCTCTATCCGCAAGGGTTACATCAGAGACCCCTACACCTTCTCTTACATGTACACAATCTAGGAGCCCATTATGCCAAACGAAATGAAAGTAATAATGGAGCGTTGGGAAAGAAACGTTTTAAATGAAAGTGCCAGCCAGCCTACAACTTGGGGCGAACTTGGTCAAAATATTATCTTAAACATTGCTGCTGAAAAATATCCAAGAATTGCGAAATCTTTAATTAAATTTGGTTTTAAAATTGGAATTAATAAATTAAAAGGTGCATATAAAGCAGTCGAAGAATTAGAAGATGTTCTCGATTGGATTCCCGATGAATGGCAACAAAAGCTAGAACAAGGTTCTGAAAAAGCAGCAGAATGGCTAGCAGGACAAGCCAGAGATAAGGGAGGGCGAATTGGAGCATTCATAGTGGATGATTTAATTGGTATGGATGATTCGTTGACCAAAAACCTTGCAGGATACAGCCAGTTAAATATTGAAGATGAATATGAGAAACTTGTTGATAAGCAAAAACTAAAAAAATGGGCTATTGGCGTAATAAGAAAAGCCAAACAAATGGCTGTAGATAACCCAAACGAACCTTTGCCCGATTTGAATAAAGAATTAGAAGATTGGTTTCAGGCAAATGTCGGAGCCCACCCAGATACAGATGAACCAGACATTAGGCAAGGTAATCAATGATAGAACTCTTATTATTCGTCCTAATCGCCTACGGACTAACACAAATTTTAGTCTATAGCGATATGCCCTTGCTTAAAAAACTACGTCCTCAGAAGGAATCCTACAGGGGCTACGGCAAGGTTTTTCACTGTCCTATGTGTATGGGATTCCACGTCGGCTGGTTTTTAGTCCTGCTTTCTCCTTGGACCGAACTATTTACGTTTGATGTAACAATCGTCAATGCTTTTATGCTTGGTTGCCTATCATCAGCAACATCTTATGTTCTCAACATGGTGTTCTCCGATGAAGGAATCATGATAAAGCACAATTATACAAAAGATAACTTTTTTGGAGAAGAATAAAAAATGAAAACTTTAATAGAAAACTGGAATAGATTTGTTAATGAGGAAGAAGAATTAGCAATCGATGAAGGTGCGATTACAGACCCCGCCGCGCAGACCACTAAAGCAAAGGAATTCTTGAAAAAGATAAATGTTTTGCTTCAAAAGACTGATTACGACAATTATCGCTCACAAGACCAGATGGCGGATATTATGAGATTTTTTGCCTCCGAGGATGGTATGGATCAACTCGGGCAGCCTGCTGAGCCCACTCCTGAAAACAAGTTCAGTGTTACTAGGCGCGCTTCTATGGATCTCTATGATTTTATAGAACAAGGAGATCCCAAAGAAGTTCTTAAAGTTATTTATAAAGTTTATGCAATCATGATGAGAAACAAAGATAAAATTAAAGATTACGCAAAGCAAAGAAATAGCAAAGAGTATGATGCTTTCGTCAAACACAGAAGAGCACAAAAATGAACAACTTTTTACTATCCAAGTGGGGCTTACAGCCCGTTCGTCGTTGCTGTAAAGGCTCCTAACTCACGCGGGTAACGCCCGCACAAAGGAAAACAAATGAAACTCACTAGAACAAAACTAAAACAATTGATCAAAGAAGAGATCGACAGGGCTGCCGAGATTAAGGCGGAAAGAATTGTTAACTTCATCAAAGACCACGGCGACACTCATGCAGAACTTGTACACCAAGAAGATGGCTCTATGAAAATCAAGGTTGTAACAAAGGTGTATGATACCAACACTCGCAAGATGAGTTCAGAAGTCAATTACATTGAGCCCACTATGCGAGCAGCAAGAAGAATATTGGAATACTGAAATGAAACTACTAAGAGAATACTACGAACTATGTGAAGGCGGCGTTTGCCAAGACCTTCTTACAGAAGAGGAAAGACGTTTTGTTGCTGCTGGCGGCATGTATCTTACAGGCAAATTGCAACAAGCCAACACACAGAACGGCAATGGTC